GCCAAGGTCTCACAGGTAGCAGCGTCCGCTGATACTGAAACCCAATCAATCGAGGAGATTGACATGTCCGAAAACACTGAGACCGTAGAGGTCGAAGTTGTAGAGGAAGTGGCAGCACCTGTCGAGGCATCTCGAACGGTTACCGCTGCTGCTCCTGTATTCACCACAGCACCACGATCACCAATCGTGAACGCTGCTTCTTACCTTGAGCACAGCATTTATGCTGCACAGGGTAACTCTGAAAGTGCACAGTATGTTGCAGCTGCTAATGACAGCACTTCAACAAATACGGGCCTCACTTTGCCCCAGCATCAGGCCGAGTTCATCACATCGACGTTTGGAGGCCGACCGGCTGTAGACGCTTGTTCACGTGGCACACTTCCATCAAGCGGTCTTTCGTTCACCATCCCAGTATTGGGCACTGCACCAACCGCTGCAGTTGCTACTGAGGCTGGCACATTCAGCAATACCGGTATGACTTCAACGTATCAAACGGTTGACATCAAGAAATATGCTTCCCAGAATACGGTAAGTATAGAGTTGATTGATAGAAGCAATCCCGCTTTCATGGAAGCCTTGATTTCAGAGATGACCAAGGCATACGCTAAGGCAACAGATAACGCTGTTATCGCTGCATTCACCGCTTCCGGTACACAGGCTGCAACGACTGCTGCAACCGCTGCTGGTCTACAGTCATTCATTGCTGTCGAAGGTGCCGCTGCATTTAAGGGAACTTCTGAGTACGCTCAGAACCTTGTTGCTTCTACTGATCAGTGGGCTGCAATCCTTGGCTACGCTGACAGCACTGGCCGTAGCCTCTACACTGCATCTGCACCACAAAACGCTTCAGGTGCTGCAGCAGTTGGCTCAATCACTGGCAACGTACTTGGTACCAACCTGTACGTAGACCCGAACATCAGCACCTCAGGAATTGTTGACGAGTCAGCATTCCTTATTGTTCCTAACGCTGTAACCGTTTACGAATCCCCAGCAACCCGTTTGCAGGTCAACGTCATCGGCACAGGCGAAGTCCAGATTGGTCTTTACGGCTACATGGGTATCGCCGTCAAGAAGGCTACAGGCGTTCGTCGCTACAACCTGGCCTAGTCCAAACACGTTAAGGGGGCTGGTTGGTCCTGCCAGCCCCCTTTAACACCATCATCGAGGAGTCATCATGGCATACGTAACCATCACCGAGCTGAAAACAGCCCTTGGTGTAGGCGACCTCTACCCAGACTCGATGCTCGATGATGTCATCCAGACCGCTGAAAGTGTGCTGGAACCATTTCTAGAAACACATGCTGTTGGTGTCGTTAGTGCCGTACGAGCAAGCAACCAAGTTACCTTTGTTACCATTCGTCGCCACAACTATGCCATCGGACAGTCCGTAGTGATCACGGGTACTGACTATGACGGCACTTACACAGTCCTAGACCGTTTGGCATACTCATTTACTGTGTCTAAGACAGGTACAGATACAGTAAGCCACCATTACTTACCAATGGGCAATGCTGCACTATCAACAGCTGCAACATACGACAATGTTGTTGCTGTCCGTACTGCAGCCATGATGATTGCTGTCGATGTCTTTAACTCTTGGACAGTACCCGGTGGACAAGCTCAAGGTATTGATTTCCAACCCGGGCCGTACATTATGGGTCGCTCCATTCTTTCCCGAGTAATGGGCCTTATCAGCCGTTACCGTGACGTGGAATCCATGATCGGATGAGTATTACAACAGCACGACAAGAATTAGCCACAGCCCTCGAGGGTGCAGGTTACACAGTCTTTAAGCAGCCAACCGAAAACATGCCCGTCCCGTGTGTGGTACTGGTGCCCGGTCAGCCCTATGTTGAGTTTCCAGTCGTTAGCATTAACCGCTTGACCATGAACTTTAAGGTCACTCTGATGGTGGCCATGATTGATAATCAAGCCTCAATCATCAACCTCGAAACACTCATGTCAAAAGTTTTGGACGTCCTGCCATCAGGCGTCCAGATAGGCACATTCAGTCAGCCCGGACTTGTACAAAACGGTCCAGTCGATTGCTTGTCCACTGAAGTAACACTCACAATCCAAACCACAAAGGAGTAAGAGTAATGGCTCTTATCTATGCACATGGTCATGACCTTACTCTGACCATCAACTCAGTCGACTACAAGGATGTTGCAGCTTCTGCACAACTTACTGTCGAAAACGATCAGCAGGTTATCGAAACCCTGTCAGGCCGCTCATACAAGACCGTTTCTAAGTCAGGCACACTCGATGTTGAGTTGTACCAAGACTGGAACAGCACCTCGAGCGGAACCACAAGCAACAGCATCTGTAAGGCTCTTTGGAACCTAGCCAATACAGCCCCAGACACCTCAATAACTGCTGTACTTAAGTGTGGCAGCACTACTGGTACTACCACTGTTTACACCATGAGTGTGTTCCCAGTATTCCCACCACTTGGTGGAGCTGCAAACGACGTCCTCACAAGTAGTGTTTCATTTGTTGTTGAGGACGGCACAGTAACGGCAACAACCGTCTAACGACAGAAAAGAGTAAGGACCATGAAAATTACAATCAGTTATTCTCATGCTGGGGTCGCTGGCAAGGTCACAACTTTGCCAGCAGACTTCATCAAATGGGAACGGATGACTAAACAAAAGTTTAGTGATCTGTGGCAAGCAGACGGTAAAGATGTCAGCCTACGTATCGGCCTCGAGGATTTGGCTACCCTAACTTGGGCAGCATTGGTTCGAGCAGGCTTAAATGTACCGTTTGATATTTGGCTCGATAGTCTCGATAGCATCGAGGATTTCAGCGAGGATGACACAAACCCCACCCAGCCGGAAGCCTCAACAGACAGCGTTTAATTTTTGCTGTTAATGGGGCTCTCCGGCTTGACTGGGATGATTTAGACTGGCAAGACATAGCAACATTAAACGAGTTATTTCAGGGGGAATGACATGGCAAATAAGCCCGGTCTTTACGTTGATCCTGACTCGTACTATGCCCTCCTACGTGCCCTAAAAGACCTACCTAAAGAAGCGTCAGCTGAACTACGTGTAGAAGCCAAACAGATTGCCGAGGACATTGTTATGCCATCGGTAAATCGGGCAATTCTTAATCATGCTGGCCCTTACGGTCCGAAGTTGGTCAAAAGTGTTCGGGTTTCTCGGGATCGTATTCCAAAGGTAGCCATTGGTACTAGACGTAAAGTTTATTCTGGTGGAGCTTCTAGCATTCAGATTCGTTATGGAACTGTCGTGGGCCCTTACCGTACCGGTGCTCGAGGAGAACGTAGCAATAGTGTTCAGACTTGGCCACAAAATGTTCGTCCAGGGTGGACTGATGCAGCTGCAAAAGATTACACACCATCTGCTTTTAAGGCTTGGGATAGTGCTGTAGAAAAAATCGTCAATAAATGGAATCGGGGGTAACGATGTCTGCTAGTGGTTTGGGGCGTTCCCTTTACGTAGGTCTAAAGGCTGATACTAAGGGTTTTGGTCGAAGTCTATCTGCTGCTGAAAAGCGAATGAAAATGTTTAAGAATGGTGTCAAGATACTTGGTACTGCTGTCGCTGCATCGTTTGCTGCCATGGGTGCCGCTGCTTTGCTGTTTGGTAAGTCTGCCATCACTGCAGCCCTCGAGGATCAGAAGTCCCAAATCATTTTGGCTAAAACTATTAAAAATAATGCCAGAGCTCGTAAGGGACTAATTAAAGATTCCGAAAAAACCATTAGTGCTTTGGAATCACAATTCCACATCGTTGATGACAAACTCCGTCCAGCATTCGGCAAGTTAGTTACAGCAACTAAGAGTGTGAGCAAGTCCCAAAAACTTATTCGGGTTGCTATCGATGTGAGTGCCCAGTCCGGTAAATCACTCGATTCTGTTGTTACCGCCCTGTCACGGGCTTATCTCGGTAGTAATACCGCTTTGAGCAAACTCGGTTTAGGCATTGATAAAGCCAAATTAAAGACAATGACCTTTGACCAGATCATTAAAACATTGTCCCAAAATACTGGCGGTGCTGGTAAAGCAGCTGCAGGCTCTTATCAGGGTGCCGTTGATGGCCTAAGTATTGCTTGGAAAAACTTCCAAGAGGGAGTGGGATATAAAATCTTGCCAAAACTGAAAACACTCCTTGAGTACATTCAAGGCAAGGTAGTTCCATGGCTGGGCAATGTTAAAAAAGGTTTTGATGACGTCGGTGCACCGAATACCCCAGCAACCAAACTTGGCAAAACTATCAAAACAATGGCCACATCATTTGAGGACTTGTTCAAAGCTTTAAGCAGTTCAGATGCTAAGGGAAGTCCAAGTTTCTTGACAACTATGGCAAGTGCTTTGACCACCATTGCTGATGCAATCACTACTTCAACAAATGCTGCAAAAGGGTTTGTTAATTGGGCTAAAAAGGATGGTTTTTGGCAAAATGGTGTAATTACATTACCCAGTGGTAGAAAGTTTGATGTGACCCCTTGGACACAAGATGTTCCAAAATCTAAACCAAATGCAACTAAATCATCTGGTGTAAATCGTTCTATGACACAAATCAAACCATCCTCATACAATCGAGGTGGGGATAGAAATGTGACTATTAACCTTAACGGGATTGTAGACGCTGAATCTGCACGTAGAAGCATCGAGAATTTAATGCAAAAATCCAGCAAACGTACCGGACAAGTTAATCTGAATGGGTTTATCTTTTAATGACCAGCTGGACCCCGACAATTTATCTGACTAATGGTGCCTCTACCCCAGTCGATTACACGGCCCATGCTGAAATCCAGTCAATAAATATTGCTGGTGGCCGATATGATACGACCAGCCAGCCCACAGGCCGTGTACTAACCGTCACTTTGACACCAC